ATCTTTGAAGAGAATGATATCTGTGATATTACTGGTAAAGGAGGTACATGTGGGGGTTAGTATCATCTGGGGTGGTGACTGGACTACATTTAAAGATGGCCCCCACTTTGAACTTGATCGTCGAGATTACCCATAAAGAAAGCCCCTTTCCTTTACAGGATTGGGGCTTTTTTATTAGTCGTTTGGAGGGAGTGGCAACTGCATCATAAACAGAGTTGCTTCTACATCCATTTGAAACATAGCATTAACAAAATTAATCATCGAATTTTCCTATAAAAATACGTACAACACCTAAATCCAATACAAGGACGGAGTGACCCCATAGGTACTCACATCCTAACATAAAGCCACCAATGGCTCGGATTCTAATCCCCATTAACAACCTCTATTAATGAGGATGTCTTTGGCTTATCCCAAATAAATCCAATTGGATTCTTAGGCGTATCATCTTGGGTGGGGAGAGTGGATACATATCCAGATCCTCCTAAATAATCATCCCAAGTCCAATCATCATAGAATCTAACTTCCACATGTACCTCCTTTTCCACTAAGTTCACAAATGTCATTCTCTGCAAAGATAGTACCCTTATGCTTCATTGCATCTGCGTAGGAGACTTCTGTGAGGGGTTGACCTCCTCGACTACCATCTGGGTAACATGTGAATCCGCGTAACCTCGGAGCATACGTACTAAGGATTCCAGCAAATTTACTAACGTCCGCCTCGGAGTTACCTTTACTACCCCAAGAAGGGAGGTTAATGGTAGATGAGATTGACATGTCAACGTAATCCTGAATGTCTGCTTGGAAGGCAATTCGTTGTTCGTAGTTGTGACTAAGCTTGTAGGCCGTCTCAATCTTTTCAGGATCAAGTCCATACTCCTTAATAAGTAAATCCGCAGTACTATCTACCACATACTCATACTTCCATTTCGTTCCATCAGTAAGATACCGTCTTTTGTAAGCAACTGCAAATAACGGCTCGATGCCAGTAGTTGTTCCGGCGAGTATCCCGATGGAACCAGTAGGAGCAATGGCTCTGTAGGCAACTGGTTTCGAGATATAGAGCCGCTCACAGTGTTCATTTGAACTTCGTTCAGATTCATTTTTATATACCTTTAACCAATCGTGTAACTCAGGTGTTACTTCATATCCATATCCACGCTTGAGGAGCCACTCGTGGATTCCCATGAGTCCAAGTCCAAGGCGTCGATTCTTTTCTCTAACTTTGTAGACTTTATCGTAAGGTAAATCAGCGCGTAACGTTCCGCAGACGAGGAATTTGGATGCCAAGCTGACAACATCTTTAAATTCTTCCAAACTTGATACATTGCCGAGGTTGATGCTACCAAGATTGCATACGTCAGAATCATCTTCACTTGTAACTTCCGTACAAGCATTACGAAGGGTTTCATTTTGTTTATCTCCAAAGTTAAAGCTAAAGCCCGGCTCACCAGTCATCATTGCCTGACGACAATTCTCTTGAAAGGTATTAAGGTTAGCACGATCTGCATTGTACAACCACTTATCATCGTAGTTGACTGAGATGTTAGTCATATCCAACATAGCAGGGAAGTTGAAGTCCTTTGCCTTAGCTGCTTTGATATCATCTGACCAATTCTTAACCTTTAGAAAGTCTGGGATGTCCTCGTGTAACCAGTTGAGCGAGGCGTAAATTGCTGAACGCCGGCTACCACCTTGCATGACACTTCGCCCAATCTCATTAATTGCTGACATGAGTGGGATAGGGCCAGAGCTTGTTCCCCCTGTACGGGATAGAGGTTTACCTGATGCCCGAAGGCGCGAATAATCGTTTCCAATACCACCTCCTGTAGTTAAACAGTTAGTTGCTTTCCATGCTGTATTAGCCCAATCTTCTCTGGTATCTTCTTCACTTCTTAGAAGGTAACAGTTATTGTAAAACTTGGCGGTGCGTCCTGCGTAGTAAAGATATCTGCCGCCCGGAAGAAATAACATCCTTTTAATATAGTCTGCAAGCTGTGCACGATCTCCTTGTGACATAAGAGGTTGTACTGTACCCCATCGGCTGCCACAGACATCTTCCACAAGTCTTTCCGCAAGTGCGTCCCATGTATCGTTATTGCCTTGTGCATATTTCTGCCTAAAGATATTGTTAGCGAAACTAGTTTTAAATCTGTTTATCTGCATACTCTTTCAGTTCTTTTAATTGTTCTTTTTTCTTGGCAGCATCTCTTGCCACCTTCCGCACAAGAGAAGCCCGCCGTTCCAACTTCTCCTGTTTCTTCTGCGATAATGTCATTTCTTACCGAATCCAGTCACAATACGTTGTCCAAACAAGAAACCGAAGGCGATGTTAGCCCCTTCAAATGCAATGGCTTTAACCTCTACTGGCATTGTAGGTACGTATAATGCAGATACCCCAGCCACGATAACAACCCCAGCCATGATATACCGACTAGCCCCTCGTAGGTCAATAACCCACTGGCTAGGCGTACCGCCCGGATTGTCCAAGACTGCGAGGGCTTGCATACGTTTGATATCTTGTTCATCAAGTTTCAGTTGCTCCTCTACTGTGGTGGCTTTTACACCACCCATCTTAGTAGTAATTACCTGCTTAATCCCCTCAATACCGACAGGGATTAGTGCAGATAGGAGTGTAGTTAATAGCACACTCATTCATTTTCCTCCATATATACAGCATTACCTCCAACTCGGGTATAATACTTCGTTTGATCTACAAAGCACTTCCCGCAAGTACAAGATACAAATTCACCAGAATAACTAGATGAGATAATAGATAAACAATCAGGGCATTGGTACTTAGCAAATGATATTTGAGGTTTTTCGACTTGCTTCATCTTCTCCAGATCCTTTAATAGTTCCAGCAGCTTTACGGGATTCGAGTTTAGTCATATTATACAAAGCCAATTCTTCTAAGGTAATACCAAGATTATCACAGATACGAGCGAGATACCAAAGAACATCACCAACTTCTGAGACAAAAGATTCTGGATCTACTTTATCTCCACGGATAATCTTCTTAACCTTACCTGCTGCCTCACCTGCTTCGGAGACAAGACCAAGGGTGAGATAGACTACCTCTTGAAAGCCATGCTCCCCTGCACCGGGGTAAACTGCTGTGCTCAATGTCCACTTCTGATATTCGTTAATATTCATCTATTCTCCTCGAAACTAATCAATAATTCAATACAATGTTTTGCTTTTTTAAGATCTGCAAGGCCATTCTTATTACGCCAACGTGAAACATACTTAATGATGTTCCCCTCTAAGAAGGGAATATTATTGGCATGGATATATGTAACCGGTTGGATAGCCATATCTTTGTAATGCCCACCTCCCTCCTGCCGAAGCAGGGGGTTATTTGTTACGCTTGAGGAGGTAGTCAAGGGTAATTGAGTGTGTTTGGAAATGTCCTTTGTCGACTTCATACAGCATGTGGATTCCGCGGAAGTAGTTGTTTCCTTGGGGGCCGAGATAGTCTTCATTGTGTTGGTAACAGCATCCTGCAAATAATCCTGTAAGCATGGTTCCATCTGCTCGATATTCATTATAAATCTCCATCTTCTGATTGTGTCCTTGAACACAACTCATATGTTTCTTAATTACTAGATTACGTGCAGAGACGATAGCGTAATTCTTAACGCCTGACGCAAAATAATGTGAGTAAGCAACACCGTCAATAATAACAACATCAAGATACGGATATACTTCCCATCCATGCCGTTCGTACTCCAGATCAGCAATCCCAATAGTACCCTCAAGCTTACTATCTTCATTCACTGCACGTAGGATGCGCTCCTCATGATTACCGAGGGTTAATACCATACGTGGGTGGTAACGTTTCTTCTTGTTACGAATAGCTTGCTCATTATACTCATATAATGGGGCTAGAAGGGTGTTCATAGCCTCCTTAGAGGCCTCAATATCATCACGGTAACGTCTACCCTCAAACGTCTTCTTACCTACGTCGTAGGAGCTTAGTGAGGGCATGTCAGCAAAGTCACCTAAACAGATAACTGTGTCTGGTTGCTTCTCCACCATATACTGTCCCACTGCTCGTAGATAGGCAGTTGAGTGTGTAGGCTTCACCTGACAATCAGGAATAACCATATGTGTACTCAAGTATTATTCTCCATTTGTAAACTAGGTAATACAGTTGTTAAGGTATATTTAGGGTTACGTAGTAGTTCTGCCAATTCTTTATGAGTTAATGTAACACTCGAAGGGCGAGTACCCTGTTTCTGTAGACCACAGATAAGAGACCCCACTGGAATATGTACAGAGATTTTATGTACTTCTGCTTGAGTCTTACGAATTAAGAAATTAAAAATCATTTATGTAAAATCTCCCATTTAAGTACTTGCTCAGTGATAGTATTCAGATCATGTGAGAAGGCTTTCTGGTCTCGATAGATACGATACTCGTAATGCCGATCCCCCTTCATCTGATACCTCACCGTAATTTGCGTTCTGCTAAGGTCTTTCTCTAGATTCATTTAAGTAATCCATTCCATTTTGATATACATCTCTTCAGGTGTCTTTTGTTTTTGACATTTTGTGCATACGTGCAATCTGTCTTTCCTTTAATGTTTTTTTTAGATGGCAGTCCTTACAAAGGCATTGTAGATTTTCTTTTTCACAATATAGGCGTTTTATAAATTCATTCCAATCTATAAATCCTTCTTGTATACTAACAGCAGGCTGTATATGATCAATCTCAACATCCTTAGATGTAAATTCTTCTTTGCATTCATTACATATATAATGTTTAGCAAGGCGACCAGATTTAATATTAATCTTTTGACCTACACATGCATCTGCTAATGCCTCATAGCGAGGGGGCCATCGTCGTGCCCCCGTTCTTAACACACTAACTATGAATGACTTAATTCTACCTTCAGTCCACATCATTAGAACGGGGTGTCCGTTACACGATGGTTAACTAAGTCAAGGGCAGACTTTCTGGTTCCATACTCTCCGCTAATACTCCATTGGCAGGGATAGTAAACATCATCTGATGGATCATAATATGCTCCATTTAAATAACGACTTTTTTGGGGAGCTAAAGAAAGATGTACAAATAAAAACCACATCTCCTATAAATACTATGGTGGAAAAGGAATCAAATTTCTATTTAACACCTACGACGAGTTTGCCGGAGACATTGGAGAGCGCCCAACTAGATCCCATTCCTTAGATCGGGTTAATAACTTAGGTCATTATGAAATAGGGAATGTGAAATGGAGTACTAAAAAAGAACAAAATATAAATCAGAGTATCCGAGTCAATAGTAGTACTGGTATCAAGGGTATTACTTTACGACGAGCTACAGGATATCATAAAGATCGCTATATTGTAAAAGCTCCTCTAACATCTAAGGTATTATATAGTGGTTATAGTTTAGAAAAAGCAAAGGATGTTTTACTAGGAGTATTATGTCAAAAAACAAATTAGATTTTAC